TATTAACAACAATACTAACAACACCAGGGTTAATAAAACTTGGAGGTATTGGAAAAGGAGTTGCAGTAGCATCAACAGCAGCTGCAGTGGGCATTGATACGTATACTCCAGGATCATTTATTATATCTGGGTAATAAGTAAAGTTTTCATAACCTGCTACATTATATGTAGTAAATAATGGATCCAAACCAGTTCCAGGTCCACCAACAAACGACGCCTCAGTAACTAATGTAGGTGCTAATAACGGTGATTTCTTTATAACAGCTATATCAGCTTCTACAAAGTCTCTACCGTATATTTGTGTGTGTGTTGAAAAGTCAGGTGTATTTAAACTTTTCCAAAGGGCTATATCTAAAGTCTTAGGTTCTGTTTGGTAATCGGTAAAAAATAGAATACCCTCTATTATGTTTATACCTGTTATTAAAAATTTTGTAGAGAAGTTTAATATGTTGTTTGTATCAACTAAAATAGGAACTAGTACATTCACTGTTTGATCATATTCGGCTATAACACTAACGCCTGGACCTCCGGAAGCAATAAACCAATATATCTTTTCTGTAGTATTGTCTGTAATCTTACCTACGCATACCGGATTGTCAAGTCCAGTTATATACCCAGAAGTCCATGGAGTAAACTGTCCTGTAGATATGTTATAAGCTTTATTAGTAAGTTCAACGTTACCCCTAATATTCTGCAATACACCAATATCCGATCCATCTGAATCGGTTATTTCTAAATTCAAAGCGTCACGATATTCTCCATTAGGCACTAATCGATCATCGTAATCTTTATTCATTTTACCAGCGGTAAAAGTATGTAAGAATTCTGCCATAGATTAGTGTTTTATATGTTTTGATTTGTTTCGCATTACTTGAGTAATCTCTTCTATTTTTATATTAGATAATCTTATCTTAGCATTACGTCTAGCTGCTGCAAATTCTTTCTTAAATCTGTTTACAATATACTCAGGTGTATTGATTCTAGTTGATAATACTGCATGAGCAATGTATTTATATAAAGCTTCTTCAGCAAACTTATGGACAACCATTTCTCCATCAGTAGCTAAACCATCACTGATATATTTTATTGTTATAATTTTACCTACAATATCTGAACTGAAATGAACTAAACCTTTAACTCTATCAATGTAGAATGTTCCATTATTTTGCATGTTCTCAGGATTAGACCCATATCTTCTTCCGTAGTTCTGAACAGACATAATGTCCCAGTTATTATAATTCTCCTCTAATGTTGGTCTACCAGATGAAGCAGCAAATTTCTTTAATGTCTCTGATTCATTAGCATATATTATTTCACCATTATTATCGTAAGTATATTCATAATTACTATCTTGTACAATAGGTTTTGGATCACTTGTTTTTATAGCAGGGTATATAACTCTTTCAATACCTGAAGAATCAGTCCATGTAAACTTAACATAGTTAACATAGTCTTGCGGTAACACCATATATAACTGTGGGCTAACCTCAATCTCTTGAGTCTTGATAGATGGTAATGTGTCAAACGTTAATTCCTGTATACCGCGTTGAGCGTGGAATGCAACATCTGTTCTTTTTAATTTTGGTATCAACTTATCTTCACCAACATAGGAGATCATAAAGTTGTTGATTGCATCTTTTATACTTATGTATTGGTAACTACCATAGTCTTCGTCTAAGCTGTTCCATGTTGAATCAGGACCTAAGTAGTATTGCTCGTTAGTTTCGTTAAGTAATCCCATGTGTTATGATTTTTCTTGTTGAGTTTTTGCTGCGTCTTCTTGAGAAGCAACGGTATAAACGTCTGTTGACATTGTAACTAATCCAGCTAAAGCTAATATCTTTAACACTAGATCTGTTTCTTCCGATGCGTGTAATTCAAAATCCTGAGATCTACTTTGGTCATATAAAGCTTCTCCATAAACTATTTGGTAACCCCATTCTACTTTAGCGGGTTTCTTTATGTAATTACATTTAACACCTGCTACTAAAGCTGCATTCCCATAAGCCTTAACTCCATTAGTATCAGCTATATATATTGGTCTAACGTTTTTTGGTTTCGTTAGTGGTGATGAATTTATATATAAAAATTCATTTTTATTTATTCGTTCAGCTTCTATATCTTCATTAGATACAACACCAAACGGATTAGTCGTAGTATTTGTATATATTATAGTACCAAGTCTATATAGATCAGTTGGTAAAATAAAATATCCACCTGAATACGTCATGTCATCTGTCGTTTCAAATAGATTTATTTTTTCATTTAATAGAGTAAGCATATCAGAATATTCTGTGCTATTTCCTGGCAGTCTACCGAATTGGTTTATATCATAAAAATATTGTTCAAATATATCTAATTGCGCTTGATTGGCAAATAGATTGAATTCTTGAGGAGTTACATATCCTCGTTGTTCTTTGTTGAGTATACCTAATACTCTTTGGTAAACAGTATCTACACTTACAGCCATAATTTCTTTTTATTATTTATAGTAAAATAGGCCACCATTACAGTGACCTATTACTATAAAATGGTGACTATTTAAGTCTTTTTTCTATATTTTTGTAAACTTCCATTCCTTCATCTGTTTTGAAGAATGAGGCTAATGCCGAGTATGGATGTTCGTCAAAAGGAACCGTCATTAATTTTCTTTTAGATTCTCCAAACGTAAACGTTCTTTGATCTTCTGACAATTGCAATAGACCCATTTCTGTTGCTTTGATACCAACGTTACGTAAAGCAACATTATCATCATTTGCTAATTGTAAAAACAATATTGGATTTCTTTTAGCGAATACAAGCAAATCTCTTTTCAACTCACTTGATGTTAATTCACCAACTCTGCTTCCGAATTCTGATCTTAACACCGCTTCTGCGTGGTCAATATCAAGACTCTTAGCACATAATAAAGCTTCTATTTCAACATTGATCCATTCTAAATCATCAATAGAATCTTGTTCTGAATCATATTCAACATATATTTGATTCTTTAAAGGATGATAGATAGACAATAGTTTTTGTAAATTTTGTTGTTCTTTTGGTACTCTTAAAATACCATCTCTAAATACAATTCTTCCAAGTGTTGATTCACCTTTTTGTTCGTCAGCAAATACACTATGTTGATTTGTAGCATACCTAAGTTCCCTTTGGTATTTCAATTCTGGATCGTAATACAATAGTGGAGCAGCAGCTGAGTGTCTACCTGAAATTGTAAATACAAGTGGTTGTTTCTCATCTGATAGTTGATACAACCTGTCTTTAATCTCCCATACAGGAGCCATGTTAACTTTTTTAGTAACTTGTTGTACTGGAGTTTGTTCCACTACATTCTCTTCTTGTGTTTTTGCTTTTAAAGCCATTATATGATATAATTAAATATTAAAAAAAATAGTAACCTTAGCCCGAGTATTTCATCGGGCCAGGAAACTACATTATGATTATACTGTTTTTTTCAACAATACAAAGTTATTAGCTGCTTGAACGCATAATGCTCTTTCAGATAAGAAGTGAACATTCATTTCATCGGCGTCGTTTGTGAAGTTACCTCCAACAGAACCAGTAACCCAAGATTTCAAACGTCTGTCATCAGCTTCAGAAGCTCTATAACGGATATGTAAGAAAGGACGTGAGATGTTAGTTCCTAATTGTTGATCGTAAACTGTAGATGTTCCAGCTGGTACAATAACACCAGTTACATCGTTAATGTTACCACGAGTAGTAGCATCGTTAAGATATTTCCAGTCAGTTTTGTAGAAGTCGTAAGAACCTCTTCTAAATCCAGAGAAACCTAAGTTTAAAGCCATATCTTCAGAGTTATCAAATACACCATAAGATGTACCACCAGCTCCGTAAGAGTTTTGACCAGCAAGCATGTTATCGATAGATAATGCAGTAGCTCTGTTTAAGAACATCATGTTCTCTTCAATAGCACCTTGTTTATCTAGCTCAGCTAATACTGTATCAAAATCAGCTAATCCAGCTCCACCAGCAGCACCAAAGTTAGCATCGTTGAATACTAAACCTCTAGTAGAGATAGCATCAAATAAACCTTGTGTACCTTTCAATTCTTTACCAGCAGCGTTAACGATTGCAGTAGTAGCAACCTCAGCTTCAATCATAGCCATTTCTAATTGATCTTCGAAACGAATTCTAGCTTCGTGCTCAGATTTCAAATACCATAAGTATCCAGAACCACCGATTTCAGTAGTAACTTCTACCCACCCAATTTGAGCAACATCAGAACCACTAACTCTATATTTATCTCTTAAGATAATAGGTTGGTTAGAGTATTGAGTGAATGAAGCGTCAACTGAATTACCAGCTAATAGAGATCCTTTTGCATATTCAGAACCGAATACAAAGATACTAACTCCAGTAGAAATAAGGCCAGCAGGCAATACAGCAGTAGATCCGTAAGTAGCGATTGTAGCAGACGTAGCTGTTACAGAGATAACGAATGCTTTACGAGTAATAACTCCTTTAGATACTACGATTGTCATACCAGGTCCGATTAAGTGACCAGAAGGCAAAGTAATAGTTGTAGAAGTAGGAACTGTAAGTCCATCATAAGCGATATGTAATCTTCCTTGTTCTGACCAAACTGCTTGATCTGAAGCCAATGGAAGTTCTGCTCCTACCATACGTAAGAAACCAGAAACTGTACGGTTACCGTAACGTTCTACTTCTTTTTCATACACGTCTGGTAAAAACTGTTGTGTAAAGTTCATAGCTGATAAGCTAAGGTAATTGTCTCCGAATAAAGTCTTTGTTGGACGTGGAGTTAAATGCGCTAAGTTAGCTAGCGTGCTTGGTGCGGTTGCAAATGTACCTGCCATAATTTCTTTTTTTAAATCTTGTTATTTTTAATTTTAATTTTAAATTCCGAAGCTTCGATACCGTTTACAGATCTCACAGACCAACCATTGTTATTAGTAACTTGTTCATGAGCTCCTCTCGAACTCATATCAATGTTCTTAGCTTTGGTAATACTGTCTTTCATCGCGTCGGCTTTACCTTGCTCATAAAAGTGATTTGCAATTGCATCTGGATTCATTGCGGTGAAAAGTGATTTGTGATAACCTTTTGCGTCAGCCATTTCATTGTTTTCGTTAAGGAACTTCTTAACAAAATTAGTGATGTCGCTTTGTGTTGTCTTAACCTCTTCCGCATTCTTAACATTAAACCTATACTTTTTATCTCCAACGTTATATTCAAAACCTTTGAACTCATTAGAGAATACTTCTTTAGTTTTAGTTTCAAATACAGATTTCTGTCTTGCACCTATTTTGGATTCTTCTTCGTTTTCTTTATTGTATCTATTGAAAAACTCAATAGCTTTTTGTTGTTCTGGATTAAGCTTAGATCCAGCTTTTACTTCTGCATAGTATTTAGATTTTAATCCATCTAAATGATTCTTTGCTTTTAGTAATTCTTCTTTGCGAGCAAGCTTCTTACGCTTTTGATCTTTCTCATCGTCATAGTCTTCATCAACTGTAAACTTATCATCTAATAGAAAATCAATTTCGTCAGCATCTAAATCAGGTCTTGTTGATTGATAATATTCACGTAACAACTGATCTTCATTTAACGATGCGTAATCTGTATTAAGTTTAACGTAATCTTCAAGTGTCCCACCTGTTTCTTCCATAAAGTCAACAACCTTCTGAATATTCTCAGGAAGTTGTACTCCATTAGATTGAGCTTCTAAAGCATCAGCGATTTTTTCTTCAACAACCGCTACTGCTTCTTGAACTTGTTCGTCAGTTATTTCTTCTAATACATTCTCTTTATTTTCAACGGGGATTTCTTCTCTGGCAACTTCGACAATTGTTTCTTCGACGTGTGCTTCTCGAACTCCTTCGCTACTTGGGGATTCTGTGAGAACAGGTACCTCATCTGCGCTTTGCTCTTGAACGGCATTTCTATTTTGTTTATTTAGTTCTCCTAAATTTATTTTGATGACCCCGTCTTCTTGTGTAACGGGGCTGATCTCAGTATTTTGTGTAATTTCTTGTTCTTCTGTATTCATAATAAGATACTATATAATTGTGTTAATGTTATTATTACTTAGGCTCAAAGGAATTTAAACCAAATCCACCGCCCATTATGTCATTACCTGAAGACTCAAAATCTTTTGGCCCTGTCATGTTACGGCGTTGGTCAATTAATTGGCTTTGTTGAGTGGCTTGAATCTTTGTTCTATCATCTTTTCTATCCTCTTTAAAACCTTCTTTTGACTTATACACTTCTGCTTCAACACCTTTTAGCTGCATGTTCAAATCAAACTCAAGTTGCATCAATTCTTTCTTAGCTTCAATCTCTTTATCCATTCTAGCCATTTCTAATTCAGCTTTGGTTTGTTCTAATTGAATCTTCTGAGCAATAAGTTGTTGTTCTTTTTGTATTTGTAATTGAGCTGCTTGTTGTTGTGTTTGCATATTAGCTTCAGCTTGAGCTTGTATATTACTTTGCTGTGCTGCTTGGTCTCTTTCAAACTTTTGTTTTCTTTTAATCTTCAAGACTTGGTTAGCTAACTTTAAGTTTCTAACTTCTCTGATCTCAATAGCATCTTCAATATCGATGTTTTTCTGAGCCAGTGAAACTTGTATGTTATTCTCTAGCATCTGACGTTCTTCATCATCTGGAACTAAATCAATAAATATACCAAAGTCATATAAATGTAAATCTTGTATCTCAGATAATATTGCGACATTGTGACCACCTATCTTTTGAATGAAAGCATCCTTTGATGGAGCATACTCTAATACATCTGATATTCTTAAAGAAAGCATTTCTGCCATTTCTGCAGTGATAAATAATCCACTCTGTAATATATGTCTAGTCGCAGTATTTGAATTAGCAGCAGCCATCTTTTGTACACCAACTAAAGCATTAGAATCTGGTGTAGAACCATCTCTAGCTTCGTTCAATCCCGTAACATCTCTAATCATACTTAAGTAGTAATTATATGTACTGATTAAACTTTGCAACTTACCACCAGCATTATTTGTGTTAATCTCCTGAATAGGAATTTTACCAGGATTCATATCTCCTTCTTGGGTAAAAGATCTACCAACAACAGAACCTGTTTGGAAATACATATTTAATGCTTCCTGCGGATTGTAACTTGTTCCATTACCTAAATCAACTTCACTCAATCCATCAGCATCAAGGTAAACACCATCAGGCACCATTCTAGATAATACTTGTTGTAGTTTTAAATGTGTCAACTGAATCATATCAGCAAAGCCAGTTATCCTACCAACTAAAGATTCTATTCTACCTTTATACATTCTAGGAGCTACAATACTGTAGTTCATTTTAACTTTAGTATGATCGCTTTTTGGGCGCATCATATTTTTAGCCATCTCCCATTTTAAAAGTCTATCAGTACCTAATACTAATACTCCTTCGTATAATACTTCTAGTGACCTAGACATTTTACCATACTTAGCTTCTAACTCTTCAATAGGTGGATCAAATTGATCATCTCTTGCAATAATCTTTGATGCTCCAGTAGCTGTTTCTTTTACTTTATATACTTCATTCATATAAGTTTTATAGTTGAAGTATAATAATTGTATTGTATTAGAATCTGAATTATCGTAATTAGATATTGTTCTATCAAAGAAAGAATTGTTTTGAAAACCTTGCTTTGTAATATCTTCTAAATCTGCTGTAGTAAGTTCAGGGAATTGTAATTTAAGTTCGTTTATAGGTACAGCTTTTATTTCTCCTACATAATATATGTCATCAAAATATGGTGACTCTGTGTAAGAATAAATAAGATTAGCAGGATCAACGTATTCAACTTTAATACCTTCTGACTTATTAAACGTATTCTTAGCAGCGCCAATACCTAATGTTGTAATATCATATATACATCTTCTCTTAGTAAGATCATATCTATTACCATCAAATATTGTGTTTATAGCAATCTCTTCTGCAATTTCTACACCTTGCTTATAACTAAGTTGCATGTAAATATCAAGCTCTTCAATAGAATCCGGTAATTTCTCTGGATCATTCTCAAACAAGTTTACACCAAATTGTTCTTTAGCAAAGTTATTTAGTTCTTTTGTTTGCATATCACGGATTATAGATTCCATGAATGCAGTACGTTTACTTACGCCATAAGGATCTTGAGAATAAGCTTTTATATCAAACGCTCTATCAGATATTCCGTTAACAACAATATCTACGAACTTTGGTATAATTGGTACTGGTTTCCAATCTAAATTAAGATAAGATAAATCACCATTTATAGATAATTCATCTTTATACTTTTGAATAGATTGTTCTCCTCTAGCATATAACCTTAGTCTATGGAAAGCACTTTGATTATTTCTAAATCTAGTTGTACCTGAACTAGCCTTAAACCATTCGTCCTGTATTGCTCTACCTACTTTAAGCCCATATTCAAATGACATCTTTTCTTGGTCACTAGCTATTTGGCTTGGAAAAAAACTTTTTACAACTGACTCAGCCATATTATTTTATTATTTGTGATGTTGAACCGCTATTGGTATATCTAGCGATTGTTAAATTTAATTTTTTTCTTTCCACTTCTGCTGATGGATGATACATATTCTTGTTACAAGCCATGATAGCTAAACCAGAACTTATAGTAGCATCAAATTTTGTTCTATTATTTACGTCAAACCTTGACCAATCATTTAATGTTTCATTGAAGTACATGTCTCCATATTCTCCATCATCTTTAATACCTACGTATTTTTGTATGTAACTTTCTATTGCCGCAGCGTGAGCTTGTTTTATATCTTCACTAGAGTTAGGCATTCCACCTATTTCTTTTTCTGTAGATGATAACTTTGCCCATAATCTATCCGGTCTATTCATAGAGTAACCTCTATATCCTCTTCTCTTAAAATAATATAATAACCTAGGTTTGTTATTCTCTGCTAATATTGGCATACCGTAAAATATACAAGCCATCAATACATCTTCAAAGAATATCTCAGCTGTCTGAGGCCTAGCTATATATTGTAAGAAAAATGAATTAGGCGGAGCGTCTTCCATAGAAAACTTAGTTAATCCATGCAATGCACCTTTAGATCCTTTACCATCTGTTGTTCCTGATATATCATAACTATCACAACCAAATGCTCCAACGTGTTCATTACCAGGATATTTAATCCCATTCCTAATAGATTGACTATTCTGTAAATTACGAGGAGGAACCCAAGTAACCAAGAATCTTCCTGATTCATTTGGACTGAAAACAACCTTGCTGTCTTTTATTCCATTCTCCCAAGCAAAACTACCTCTAGTAATAACATTACTAAATCTAAGGTCGCTATTGTAATCTATTTGTTCGTATATTTTAGCTAAGTTAAATATACTGCTTTTTGTTTCATCTCTGAATGCATGTTCTTCTGTTCTTGGAAACTGTCTATATAATTCATTCAAAGCATCCTGGTCTCCTTTTAAACCATCAACCTCATTGTTCCAGTGTTCTATAACACCAATCTCAATAATGTCGCCTTGTGGGCTTAAAACATTTGTCTTAGGAGTATCAAATACAGGATGTCCGTATTCATCAATAAAACCTTCATAGTTCCATTCCATTGGTATAAAAAGAGAATATAGTCCAGATCTAGTTTGACCATTCCTATTTCTTTTTGTTACGTCTGAATTATAGTATAAGTCTTTATAGTTTTCACCACCTTTATCCAAGGCGTTAGATGTACTACCCATCATACACTTACCAATAATCCGGCTTCCTAATCTTAAACAAGTTTTTGTAACACGCCAGTTGTTTAGAATATTATCTGGTTTCAACCATTTAGCGGACTCGTCATGAACAAGTAGCTGCAATTTCTCACCATCATAAGCATTATCTCCAGTATTCTTCCAGTCAATAGTCGTATCGAGTCCTTCAAGTATCTCATTTCTATCTTTTGACTGTATTGATTTTTTAGTTAATCTAGATGCTGGTATACGGTAAGCTAATTCGGTTTTTGGTCTATCCATACCATCTTGAATTGGTTTGAAGAAGAATGGATAATTCAATGATATTGGTACAACTTTATCTGTAAACATTTTCTTAGCATCGGATCCAGACTTAGAAAGTATTCCAAATCTACCATCACCAGTTATTGTTGCTAAGTTTACTGTTTCACCAGATGCCATAAAAGAAAATCCGGAACGTCTATTTTTTAAATAGCACATACCGTAACTTCTACTATCAGCTTTGCAAGCTTCCCAAAATATAAAAAATAATCTATTTGATTCCCGAAAGTCTGGTGGACCAACATCAATCTTAGACCATTGTAAGTACATATAATGTGTACCGGTAATATAAGTATTAACGTTTTTATTTTTAAACCAGTGACCGTCTTCGCGGCGTTTAAACTCTTCATCTATATAGCCTTCCCATTTGTCTTTAAAGCTATCTGGATATTCTCGCCAGTCAAATATACTCTTTATATTTTTTAGCTCCTTAGGATAGTCCGAAACAGTCCATTTATTATTTTTGTTCTCAACAACAGATGGTGCTTTTGGCAATGCTATTTTTAAATTTTGTATTTGGTATATTTCACCAATTTGACCAGTCTTACTAATGACTACTACATCATGTTCTTTATCATACCCATAAACCCATTTCTTGTTCTTATTGAGTCTTGATATAGTTGTAAGTTTTATTGGTTCTATTATTTTATATAAACTTTGCTCGTACATCATTTTGATCTCCTTTCTGCAAAGCCTTTGAATGCTGCTTTATCTAAATCTTCTCTAGGTCTATCTTCCAACATATTGTCTTCTTCTTCAATTCTAGATAGTATTTCAAAAGCATCGAATATAGCTAACTTCTTTGTAGCAGCTGCGTTCTTAAGTTTATCAGCTGACAAATCTTCTTCACCGTTATTTAGAATAGCTTCCTCCGCAACCTTTATAAGCTCTAATACAGCTTTATGTCCAGCTAGGATTATATTCTTCTTCGTCTCCTTTACATTCATATTTTATTGAAATTAAATTTGTGGGTACTCGGTACAACCTCTGCCCTTCAACTACAAACTCATATTCGCTGCCAGGTACAAAACCTACTAATGAACCAGCCGTTATATTATTCTTTATAAGGCTTTCATCAACATATTTTATAAATCCAACTAATGGCATTTCATGATCTGTAGTAAATATATTTTTTGATTTTATTGGTTTTACAAAACAATAACCTTCTGGAGCAATCCATTCACCATTGTGTTTGTATAAGAATATCTGATCTTTTTCAACAAAGAAAGTTGACTCATCATAATATGCTTTACCATTCTTTTCTACGCCTCGTATATCACTAAATCTTCTAAATATATTGTGATGAACTATTACTTCATCTCCAACACTTATATTAGTTTCAGTTGCGAGCGGTATTCCTTTTACGATGCCATGTCGACCAACATACTGATGGTTTTGTAACTCAGTATTTAATATTAACGTACCTTCGTTGGTTTCCTTAGTATTGTTATACCTACCTTCTTTTGGCTCAACTATAAAACTGAAAACGCTTTGCATTAGTAATCTAGGTTATATTCAACGGATATTGCCATGTTCTTATTAAAATCTTTCCACGGCACAATCTCTTCATTCTTCTTTATGTATATAGAGTACTTATCTTCCTCTTCTATGATATTACTAATGACATGGCCGCCATACACTTCTTGTCCTATGGAATAGTGCATGGCGTCTGTCTTATAGTCTCTACCTATACTTATCTTACGAACTAACTTCATTGCTAGCTTCCTTAAGATCTCCTGTATTAATATCTACAACGACATCTCCGTATTTTGCTTTTAGGTCTCCTTGTAAAGATTCTAATGTAGTAGAGATACTACCAATTCTATGTAACATTTGATGCTTCTGTATTTCAAGATCTCCAACCTTAATTTGGACGTTATTGAATTCAGTAACTAATGTTTGCAATTGTGTTAATTCTTCTTGCGTAATCTTTGTGGATTTCTCCATTGTTTTAACTTTTCCCATTGTATTTAATTTGATTGATATTACTATATAAATTACCTGTTTGTATGGTATCTTAAGATTATGCCGTATAACCTATTTTGCTATTTCAAAGTGCATCCAGTCATAGTTCTTTTCTCTACCAAGCGATATAAAACCATTAGCATAGAATATGTCTATCATCTTTTTGTATTCTGGTCTTGCGAATCTGGCTGTCTTACTAGTTTCCTTTAGTTGGTTTCTTTCAGGATCCAAATCTACTGCAACTCCCCATGAATGCTTTGATAATTCAGTACCTCCACGCATTGTTCTAAAGTTAAAACAACCACCAAACCTGTCAATACCAAGCTCCTGTATTTTCTCTAAACCATAAGCCTCTAATATCTGATCGAATACTTTCTTAAATTTGTCAGCTACAAGTTTATGACATGACATCTTTTTAGTTGTCTTAGTCATATCCCAAGCTAACTTCATAGGATAAGGCAATTCGATTGTAGTTAAGAAATTTGGATTAGCACTTGGCACTCCGTACTTCTTGTTTAACTGTGCAGTGGTTAGCATATTACTTTACTAATTTATGTGCAAACAATTTAACAATAGTATTAACAGATACGAATTTAGCAATAAATCTTAATACAGCTCCTGCATCAGTTGTTGCTTTAGATTCGCTATATTTCTTTGCAGCTTCATCTAACAAGTTTGTAATCTCTACCGGAATTTTTTTCATAATAATTTTTATTAGTTGTTATCTGTATCTATAAGGTCAGATATGTCCTTCTTTATTTTTTTCACTGTAACATATAATTCTTTTACAGTATCATAAATACTTTTACCAAACTTCTTTACGTATGTTTCGTTTATACTTTTTATTTCGTTAGCTATAAATGTAAATGATACAACCTTCGTTCCAAGCAATGTAACACCAAATACCGAGCCATTTCCAATGAATAAATAGTCACATCCAAACGCTAAAATTATAGATCCTAGATAAAAGAATATCTTTGGAGCTATATTAAAGAATTTATCACTTGTTAAACTTTTCATTCCATTACCGGTTGTGTAAGCAACATACATTGCAAATACTGTGTCTGCTAGTATCATAATTCCCATTAATAATAGGAACCCAAATATAGGCGTTAAAAATGTTGTTATAGATATAACCAATCCTGAAATGAATGTTCTAATTGTCATAGCGCGAAATTTAAAAGCGTTCGCTTATTACAGGATTATATTCTATCGTTGGTAAATCTTTTACCCATAAAAAATCCTCATTCAAACAATAATTTACTTCTTCAACTGAAATAAACCAATTACCATTTGCATCTAGAGTTGGGTTAAAATATTGTACACTATCATATGTTTTACCAATTAAAGATTCTTTTTGTTCTGTTGTTAATTTGTATACTTCCATAATTAAACTTGCCTTGATAATGTTGTTTGAAATGTTTGTACTGCAGTATAAAAATTAGCTGCTTCTGTATCTGTCAATCCTGTATCTATTGAAGAAAATGAGCACTCTACATTTGTTAAATCCCCGTACCCATTAACCCTGGCGATTTGTAAAGTTGAAGCAGTTCTAGCAACAGAGGCTGCTGCTAAATTATACGCTATTGTTCCGTTTCTATAAACTTTATAACCTGTAGATACTATCCTTGTGTTATGATAAAAACCTCTAGTTCCTGCAAATTGCGTACCTGTGGTCTCAGCGTTATTATTTGCGATATAATCAGTTCCAGCATAATCAACAAAAAAAGATAATTCGTTTGTACCAGCACCACCACCCATTAATGCTCCTTTATTTGGCGCAATTGGTGTTTTGAAATCTCTAGTATAATATGAAATACCAGCATTATTTAAAGTTAAATCAACATTAGGTACTAAAAATGTATCTGCATAACCTGTACTTCCACTTGGTTTTGCCCCCGTTATAGAATGAGTCCAACCCCCAATAAATGACAATCTAAAAGCAGCATTCAAATCTCTCGGGTCTTTTAAATTGAATTTATGAGTATTTGCAGTTCCACCTACCATTGGATAAATAGCTTTCATTTTACTCCAAATACCATAAGTCTTTAGATCACTAACCAATTTATCTACTGCACTTATTTGAATTGGATTAGTTATTACCGCAGCCGTTATAAAAGCCTGCGCGTCTGGATCAAAACCGCTACCTTTTTTCATCGAACTAATTAATGAATAATACATTATGCTTCCTGATTTAATCCAACAACATCAAACTTTGTATCAGTAGAATTCCAAATCATACCTAAATACAATGTTTTATTTATCACAGTTGTTGTTGGCAAAGCTATACCTATTGCTCTATAGTTTGTTCCAAAAGCAATACTTCGAGCTGTCCCGTTATCTTTTATTCTTATCATTAAAGACTGTCCTTGTATCATTGTACCTGTCGGATTAGCAATTGTTAAACCTGCAGCCTGAGCCGTAATAACAACCAAATCATTTGTACTTGTTGGTGTAACCGTTGAAGAACTTCCAACGGTTTGTACTGTAGGGTTTAAATCTAATTGCCCTCTTGATATTAGTTTAATTGATTGCATATTATAAGTAGTAATTAGCTTTTATTGATGAATCCATATTGTCGTAAAGTATAGGTGTCATTGTAGATATAAAATTTGCTAAGTCATCTGTTGCCTCAGTTAAATTGGCATATACTTTACACGTACCAATGTAATTAACTATTGCAGTATTAATTGGTCTTAATATTACGTTAACCTCGTTATCATCCAAAATAACGTTCTCGCTTTGCAAAATAAATTGTTCCATATTATAAAGAGTAAACGCCTAGTGTTAATAAATCAAACTGTCCCGTATTGGTAACTCCCGCACCCATACAACGAGAGGCAAAGAAATTCAAACCTTGAGTATGCAATGGTAAATTTGTAGTTATAATGCCAAATGAGCTTGCTCCAAGTTCTTTGTTTGTAACAATGTATTTAACCTCCGTAGTACCTGGTCGATTATATAACTCTACCGAATAAACCGTTGTTAATGCTGCTCCAGCCGTTCTATTTGCCGGGAAATTTGAACCTAAATCAACTTTTGTTGCTGCCCCTGTAGCGTCATTATAATATACTTGTAACCAAGCATCTCCAGCATCAGAACCAACGCCAATTATGTTTGTTAATGAAGAGACCAAAACAGAATCACTGTAAGTTAAATCAGTAGTTTGGCCAGCCATTCCATAAAATTGTCTACATCCACTTCCGTATGCAGTATCAGATATGTAGAAATCACATACATACTTAAAACCGCCACCCATATACCATAACAGAGCTGAACCCCTCATTCCTGTATATCTACCAGCAGAAACAACACTTGCATAAAATCCTTTACGTATTTGTTTTGCAGCAAAATTTGTAGAGGCAACTGATCTTGCGGCAACTGAGGCACTAGTTGAAACAGTTACACCTCCACTTACAGTGTCGGTTGTTGAGTTATTTGAAAAGTTCACACCTCTGAAAGTTTCGTTGCCTACCATTGCAGGAATCCACGGATCGATACTTGGAATGTTTAATACAGTCCCTTCAAAAGTAGCTAATCCACCATAACCACTAGTTGTTAGTGTAATTGGTTCTTGTTTATTTTGAAAGTATAAAAAATCAGTTCCGTATAAATAACCATCTTGTCCAGAATTTGCTGGTGGCATACTTAAAGTTCTATTAGCACTTAAATCACCACCTCCTGTTAATGGGGCTGTGGTTGATATTGTTCTTGTAGTTGGAACTTTATTTGTTAAAAAAGTATCTACTTGTGCCTTTGTATAATATTCTAAAACTCCAGCAGTTGTTGGTGTATAAAGGATATTTACTTTATCAGGTAGTCCATTCACTATCTCTAGTGTACCTATTATTGTTAATGTTGTACCAACAAAAGAATACTGAGAACTATTAAGTTCTTGACCATTAACGAATACAGCGTAAATATAACTAGGTGTACCCGCTAAAGTGAAACTTTGAGAGCTTGTAAAAGTAAATTCTTCTCTTGTTAAAGCTACACCAAGTACCAAATCACCAGAACCTAAAACGTTGTTACCGTTAATTGTTTTAATGTTTGTACCTGAAACTAAAGCATCTTGTTTGCTATTGAATGTACTCCAATTTTCCAAACTTAAAGCACCTCTACTTGTTGCACTTGCAGTTGGTAAGTTAAAAGTATGTGTATCTCCTGAAGAAGATATTCCAAAATCAGTACCCGCAGTTCCTGTTGCAAGATATTGAACTTGAGAAGTCAATCCATTTAGTCCGGTTAATCCTGTAGAAAATGTAGTTATAATTTGAGATAGATGACTATTCTCAGTATGCATTGTTATAGTTCTTCCACTATGCAAAACGTAAAATCTTACTGCAAGTCTATCTGTTAAAAGTAATACTGTTGGAGGAACCGCTAAAGCTGTAAAATATAAATCAATTGATGTACCTCCTGTAATGTTTTCAGGTGTTGCAGAATTTGATGCAATTAAAGTAAATGTAGCCCCATCATATTTATATAATTCAATATAAAACTGCGGAGTACCTCCTCCTGAAGAAGCACTAAAATATGTTTCAAAATTCCAATTACCTCCAGGTATTGACAATTTATTTGGGTCTCCTGCGTCTGTAATAAATTGAGTTATATAGCCATCAGCATTTATGGTAAAGTCAGTTCCTGTTCCAATAACAGGAGTGCCATTTATTCCTTTATAAGCTGCGCCACCTATAGTACCTTGTGAAACGCTACCATTCAAGTAGTAAGACACAGACGCTCCTCCGCCAGTCGATGTTGGAAAATTTGCTAAAGTTCCATCTCCACGAACGTATTGAGAAGCAACTCCTGCACCTGTTACTGCAATATCGCCAGTAGTTGTTATCGGACTATTTGAAACGCTAAATGCACTAGGCATTGTTAATCCAACACTAGTCACACTTCCTCCTGTCGCTATTTGTACGTATACAGTACCTGTCCATCTATATATAAAACCTGTATCTAAAGTAACGTATATTTTTCCTATTTCTCCAGTTACTGGCAAAGCAGCGAAATTAGCAACCTCTACAACGTCATCTACATAAGATGGTAATTGTGATGCTGGTACTTTACCACCAACTAAATCTGCCTTCAATGCTAATGCGTCAAAAACACCATCAGATGAAACAGCATTGCTGCTCCCATCAGTTGGAATTGAGTCTATAGTTGGATAAGCTATTTGTTTTACATTGCCAGATGAATCTCTAAGTAGTATAGAATCAGATGTTGCACCAGCAGTTGGTTCGGTTTGTATTAATAATTGCCCATTTGCTTTTACTGTAAATTTTCTTGTAATAGAAGCAAATGCTGGTCCTGTTAATACACTAACATCATTACCATCAGTAGAACCTACGAAGACTTCTTCTGTTCCTAACAAGCCCCCTTTTCCAGCAAGTAATGGTACAAAGTAATTAGGCCCGAACTTTGCTGTAAATATATTTTTTATATATGAATTTGTATCTATACCAACTCCATGGCTAACAACCGCAGCGTTACCCGTATTGGTGTTTATAGCTGTATATCCAACACTACCATTAAAGCCTCTATTAAAATAGAATCCATTAGAGTTTACGTCTAACGGTTTAAGTCTATCTCCTATATTTGCATCTATATTTGCTGATGTAAGATATTGAGTAGGTAAGTCAGTAGTAACTGCTAACGTGCCATTTTTATTAGGTAAATATAATACTCTATCTTCGGTTAGCGCTGATGGTAATACTAAAGCCACATTACCACTACCATCTGAAGAAGTTTCTCTTAATTCAAAAGATCCACCGTATCTTAAAGTGCCACTTTGTAAAATTGAAAAAATACCAAGCTTTGCTAAATAAGCGGCGCTGTCTGGTATATCTGCCGAGTTCACAATTAATCCACTTTCTGATATGATTTCTGTTATTGTTGTATTGCCTACGGTAGTTACATCTTGTAATGAAGGTGTGGTAGGCACATCTGCTGTTGTAGCTATTGTATAACTACCTGCTGCTTTATTTGGAAATTCTAATACAACATTTGGGTTTGTTACATTTGTGTTTTTAAACTTAGATTCTTGAGAACCATTCCCCATACCAATTATACCATCAGCACTTAAAAAAGAATATTTATTAGTTGATAATTCTTGGGTAACTATATCACCAGGCATAATTGTGCTGGTGTATGCAATATTTTCTACTATTATATTGTTATCAGTAGTATTACCTATATCGGTAACACTTTGTAAATCTTGTGGTGCTGTAGCAGCTCCGGAGTATACTGCGAAAGCGTAAAACTTATCAAACAACAATGCACCATGATTCTCTTGGATTTCAAAAGTGGCATCGTAAAAATCTGGTTCAAATTCAGCGGGGTCTAAACTTAATAACTTGTAAACTCCAAAATTATTAACATCATCAACCTGAGCAAGGATTACATTCTTGTCTACTAACGTTTGTAAATAATCTAATACATTATTGCCTGATGAAGCGAATCTACTGAACCTAATCGTTGTTAACGAGTTGAAGGCGGTATTTACACCACCTCCACTCGAAAAACTAATAGTACCAGGATTTCTACCATGAGATAAATCTGTCTGGAAAAAAAAGTTATTTTGTCCTGCAATTGCTATTGCACTTGTATTGTTTAGAAAATTGGTGATACCTTCAAAAGTGAAGTTTTTTGTTACACCCCCGCTAGAGTCAGTCCCAATAAATTTATCTTGTGCTGTGACATTTTGATCTATATTGTATGTACTTATTCTAGCCATTATATTTCTATTGTATTATTTTTTACACATCATCTTAGCCGGTGCTTTTGCAACTACTTTTTTCGTTACTTTAGCTTTAGCTGGCATTGCTGACTTAGTCATCATTTTGTTAGGCATTGCTTTTTTCATAGGTGTTGTTATTTATTTTTGTTAAAATTATATCCTGATTTAGATCCGAATCCTTTCATGCCAAAATTTGATTTCTTCATTTTCAAAGGAGTTTCTTCTTCCATCATTTTCTCTCCTCTTGTAAACTTAGATTCAGCAGTTGGCGCACTTTGAGCAGGTTTAGCCATGCTGCTTTTATAATCAGAAGGCTTTGCTCCTAATACAGAGTTTTGGTTAGCCATCATAGTCTTAAACTTATCCGATGCTTTTGTGACATTAGTATCAGAGTTTGGTGTATTCGATTTTTCAGACGAAGTAGAACTAGTCGCTTCTTTAGTAGTAGTTCCAGCTGCTACGTCTCTTCTTTTGGCTTGCTCTTCTGGAGACAATATAACGTCTTGTCCTGCTTTTTCAGTTTTTGTTACTTCTTCGTAATTATTTGTTTGACCAACATTTCCACGTCTTGCACCTTTTAAGTTCTGATCCATTTGCGTAGTAGTAGCTTCCCCTGGTCTTTCAACTTCTTGTCTAACTTGGGCTTTGTTTAGTTCGCCTTGGCCTTCTTTTCTTTTCCTAGATTGTTCTACATTAGAAGAAAAATCTTTTCCAAATCTATCTAAATTGCTATTAGTTTGATCTTTGGTTTTACCGTGTTTGAATTCATACTTAGCTGCTTTTCTCTCGGCAGATGACATTTTATCCCACTCAGCAGAATTTTTCATTGATCTCCAATCGCGTCTAAGTTCTTGTCTACCCATTTGACGTTCTTGTCTTTTAACAATCTTTTCACGTCTATTTTGCTGACGTTGTTCCCAAGGATGGAATGTACTAGATCTGGTTCCGGTTTTACCTTCTGTTTTATCTAGTGTAACCTTCTCCTGTGTTTTAGAAGCATCTTCAGCTGATGTTTTGTCTGATGGGTATTTAGCAGCGGCTTCTTCAGCTTTCTTATCTTGAGCATCCCATTCAGCTCTTTTTCTTTTGTTATATGCGGCTAAGCTGGCATCAGAACCTTTCCATGCTGATCTTGGTTTTTTAGTTCTATTAGCTCTACCTGGAACTGTAGAAACTTTTGAACCCTCTGCAGATTTTTTTACAGATCTAACTTCTGTTCTAGTTAATGTAGCAGCTTTATTACCAACTCTAACAGGTTCAGTAGTTGCACTGGCACTAGCTTTTTTTTCGTCTTCTCCATATTTCAATGGTGACTTTTTATACGATTTTTCCACGTTTTATATATTTTTATTAAAGACCTGTTAATGCTTTTACAGCCAATTTTTTGGTTTCCGGTGTAGCAACCTCTTTTGTATCAATTCCTGAAGTGTCTGCCATCTCTGGTAATCTAGGTTTTTCTTTAGGCTCTTTCATGCTAGCCTTCTGTCTTTGGTCTGCTCTTATTTCATCCGACGCTTCTTTGCGCCCTTCAGCATAATGCCCAGCAACATCCACAAATTTCTTATGGACTTGAGCACTGTTAGCAACCAATTCAGATCCAGACATCTTTAATGGTGATCTAGTTGCTTTATGTGTTACAGGTAATGATTTCATATATGTTATTTTTTTGTGTTCTTATATATCTCATTTTCCCAAGGTAAAGCATGAGCACCTTCATTCATAG